TCTTACAGCCTCTAGATCATCAATGGTCTCACGCTTCTCCCACTTGCGAAAAGGACGTTTATATCCTCTCACTGTATTTAGCAAATACTGGTACTGCATGTTACCATCTAAACCAGGATACTGGTTCATTTCATTGGCTTGTAAAACGCAATCATAGTGAAACGAGAGGGCCCGATTCACTACGAAAGCACTATACTTTTTGGTGTCCTCCAGCACAGGACGTTTGTGCTGGAGGATGCTTGGTATTATGTCCTTAAAAAGGTCACTCACAGTTTAACAATTTCCTTCTTGTCACGCTCTGATTTCTTCTGTGGTAACGCACCTTCAATGCGCCAGCAGGTTTCACCATTGCGTTTCTTCCATGCAGAGTAGTAGTTAAAATCCTTTTCGAGTTCTTCGAAAGAATCTACAATTTCTTCACGCAGCAATTCCATATTCTGATTACCCGTAGGCATCTTAGTATGAATTGTAATGTAAGAAGTGTTCTTTGTCAATCTCAACTTGCGTAGGATAGACACAAACAACTCACGCTCATAACCGGTCTTAACGGTCCATCCGCACTCCTGACGGGAGATATCATAATTACCATATGAAGTCACTCCGTAATCCTGAACTTCATCACGAATCATAGATGGTGTCCATAGAGTGATAGCTTCGTCAGAATCTTGATCTTTAGCAACTTCGTTAGCAAGGCGAGTGGCACGATCACGGCGAACTTCGCAATTCTCCATAATCCAATTAGAGATAGCAGATGGTGTATTCTCAACAACCTTTCTAGCAACAAGAGTTTTCATTGCTCGGGTAATGTCATTGTCTTTTGAATCCTGCTTAGGACGTGCAGCGTTGCAATGCATAGCAAAGCGAAACTTGGCATCCTCATATCCGACTTTTTCCGAACCAAACTTAGCGATGTCGAACCAGTATCCTGTATAACCGATTTGCTTCAATGCTTCAACTCGATTATATCCATCAATAAGATTGAACTCAAAATATTTTGAGGTTCCCTTCTTAGAGGTAGGAACAATCTTTTCAACAACTGGTAATGATTCTGAAGGAATGATACGAGTTGACATTGCTTCTTTGAGAAGATTTTGCAATGTTAGGTTAGATCCACCAAATCGAACAATATTGTTATCAACATCAATAACGATATCCTCGAATGGAATCCATACTCGTCCCATAAAATTTGCATAATCTAATTCATCAAATAAGATGTTAAATGCAAATTTCTTAGGATCTGTTTTTTCGTCAACATGTGTTAGCATACTTTATACTCCTTGTTTAATGCTATGCTCTATTGAACAGTAGCATATTTGACCAACACGGTCAAATTCTTTGGAGTTACTTTACCTCACACTCAACCATTAGTTCAGTTAGGCAAGCAACTAAATTCAATTCTTGATCAGCCACGAACGCAGCTTGATACTGATACTTGGCCAGTGTAACGACAGCGACTGGTACTGTTTCTGGTTTCAGATATGTGCAAAGATTATCATAGATCGATCTAAAGATACGGCTCTGGTCGATATCAGAATTGTTCACAACCCACTTACGCATGGTTGAGAAGTCCTTGTCTTTAAGAGCCTTGATCAAATCATCAAGTTTTCTTACTGACTCAACTTGACTAAGAACACCAGCATCAATGTTTCCAGAAGTAGAATACCTTTGTAACTCGTTAAGAGTCCTACGATAATCTGGGAAGTAGCGTTGAACAATCTTTCCCAATACATCTTTGTCATATGTAATGTCCTCTTCTTTTAGAATGACAGATAGACGCTTAAACATCTGCGCCGCCATCTGTGCCTTCTCATTACCTTTCAAGGCAAAGTCAATGACAGAACAACGTGAATGTAGAGCATCAATCAAACGGGCTTTAAAGTTACACGTAAAGATAAAGGAGCAATTCTCAGAGAACTCCTCGATTGCACCACGGAGACCAGCCTGCGCTTCTGGTGTAAGATAGTCAGCCTCATCTAGGATGATAACCTTACGACCCCCTGTAAGAGATACAGTAGAAGCATAACCTTTGATCTTGGTGCGTAGAGTATCGATACCTCTTTCATCAGAACTGTTGATGAATAGAAAGTTGCATCCGATTTCTTCACACATGGCTTTGGCGACTGTGGTTTTTCCACAGCCTGCCGTACCTGTTAGCATTAGATTAGGGATGTCACCCTTTGTCACATACTCCTGAAAGACTGATTTCAATCGTTCAGGAAGAATACAGTCCTCGATCTTATGAGGACGATATTTCTCAACATAAAGATATTCACTCATTAAGATTCATTCTTTTCCATTACGGTTGAATAGAACTCCTCAAAGTCGGTGTTCTCCTGAACCTCGTCCTTGAAGTTTGCCTTGAAGTAGGCACGAGACATACGCTTAAACAGTTTCTTGTCCATGCCTAACTTATCTGCCATTTCATTCGTGATTTCTTTTTGTAACTCACGTTCAGCACCAATACGTGTTAGCGAGTCATTCATTTCCATGACTGCCTTACGCAGGCGCTTACGATCTTCTTCGGTAAGACCTTGCACCGAACGCTGCTGCTGGTTGTGACCAATCATACTCATTATTTTAACTCCACGATTGCTGTTGGGTTTAGACAAATTCTGGCATCCCTAGGTGTATAGGGAACACCTCCTGCTTCACTACAAGTGGTCCTCCATTCATCCGTTTTCTTGACCCAATATGGAATCATTAGCACTGTGGCAACAAATAGTAAAGTCGCAAATCCAAGAAATATACGAGAAGCAATGTCCATCACTTTGTCTCCAGTGCAATCCAATACTTTAGGTTACCTGCCGTGTTTTCAAACTTGGCAAATGTACCCTTCTGTAATTCTACATTGTAGTCATCAGGAAGCAACTTTAGATTATCAGTCTTGAATGATGCAGTAAAATCCTGACCGGCATATTCACCAATCTTGATTGTACCGCTGTTCGATGTATCGTTTGAACGTTCATGGATCTTTAGATGCAACTCACCATTCTTTCCAAGCACAGAAAGATTAGGAAGACTGTTCATGGTGGCAACCTTGAGAAGCTTCTGTAGAGTTACGTTAGGAAGGGAGAACTTAACATCAACAGTCTTGAGGATGAGTTCTTTATCTGGAGGGGTGATAATCAGATTACCCGAACATGCATGATAGTTAAAAGCAAGTTCACCGTCATCGATCTTGACGCTATCCTTGGTGAACGTTAGTTCAGGATTGCGTAGAGTGGTAACGTTACCTAGAAACTGGTTCAGGTCATAGATACCAAACTGATTTGGGATGTCATCTTCTAGGTTTGCTTCCACTAGAATAGACTTCTCAGGAGAGATTGTCTTTTGAACCTTTCCTGTGTTAAGAAGAACTCCACTATTGATAGAGGCAAAGTTCTTTAGTACCGATAATGTATTTTCACTTAGTTTCATTATATACTCCTGTTTCAAACCGGATGATGGAAGATAGTATTCTGTATTCTACTATCTTGTTCGAGAAATGTCAAGACTTTATTTGTACCTTCTCTAAGTTCCTCGATAGTTGATTCGTTCCAAAGTGTAGCATCTAACTTACAATCTTTCCATGCCGTTTCTGATATGTGCATCTTGGAAAGTTCTTCATCAGTCGGTTCTTCTCCTCGTTTAACACGAATGATCACACCACCAGCACTCCGAACAAAGTCAACTTCGTTGGGAAAACGAACGTCAGATATAACCACATCTTGATATCCGTGAATACGTTTTTCAAGTGCAGCGATCCAGATGTTATCTGCAATACCGTGACGACACGCTTCGGTGCCCATTTTCTGGAGAATAAGTCTCGGTGTAACTTCATATCCGAGTTTGTCAGACCACCATGGGTCTACTGTCTCACGGAAATTCCGTGAAGCATCACTATCACCTTCTAAAAGTCCACGAGGCCACGTAAAGATTGTGGCAGTAGCATCCTTTAGAGCATCAGCAAAAGCAAACTTGGTGTACCCGTGTTCACGAACTAGGATATCACCAACGGTGCCCTTGCCGGATCCAATGTACCCGACAAGGCCGATTATCATCGTAGGTTACCACTCAATGCTGCAACAGCAGGAAGGTCACCTTGGAATCCGTATGTACCAACGTGAGTTGTTTTCATCCATGGGCATAACCAAATCTTGACACCGATCTTACGTGACCACTGACAGAACATATAATCTTCTGAAAGATAACGGTGAGAATCAGGATCAATAACAGTATCAAAGAAGGCATGGATGTAACGAGAACCGTCAAAGTTTGCCTGGCCAATATGATCTGGCTTGTAATTGAGTTCTGGATATGCGTCTTTGAACTTGTCAAACACTTCACGCTTGACCATCATATAACCTGTGCCAATCTCCATAACTTCGACAGGCTCATTAACACGGAATGAAGTTGTTCCAGGAACAGGATTGAAAACGAAGTCACCAGTAATCTGGTCTAGATCAGTTGGTCTGAACTCTGGGTTGTCAACATTCTTCTTGACAGCGTTAAAGATATTTGACCAGTTAATCGACTTCTTGGGATATGGACCACCGATGATATCACGATCAAGTGCTAGGAGTGCTAGGATGTCTTGAGGATTGAAATTGATATCAGCATCGATGAATAGAAGATGTGTGCAACCCGAACGTAGAAATTCATCAACAAGATAGTTTCTAGCACGAGTGATTAGTGATTCATTAAAAATAAATGAGAAGCGGCATTCAATACCATACTGAATACAAATTGCTTGTAGGTCCAAACATGCCTTGGCGTATAGACCCAAGCATTGACCACCATAACAGGGGGTGGCAACAAACAACTTTTTCTTTCTCAAATCATCAGTTGAAATTTTGATTTCCATTAAGTATCTCCATACGACAAAAGCGCAGCACCCATTACAGGTGCCACGCTCTTATATAGTAAACTTTTTTACTTGTTAGTTTGCAAGTCGATAGAAAGCGGTGCGCTTACCATCTACCATGCGGTAATTGGTATAGATGTCATAGAACTCACGTAGGTCGGCAACACGCTTGCGGACGTTCTCATAAGGAACACGAGCCATGTTGGCAATAGTCTGTGCCGTAACACCTGGGCCGGTGTTGTGGCGCATTAGGACGTTTTCGATCTTTTCGATCTGGGTCTTACGTGGGGTAGCCATAATATAAATCTCCATTCAAAGTTATCGGTGTTGGTGGTCGTGAAAGGAAAGGACCCGTGTATAACCACCAACACCATTTTATTATACACGGGTGTTCTTACAATGTCAAGAGACAACTCTTTTCATATAATCATCAAGGAGTTGACTCAAGACATTGTTTTTGTCTTTTCAGAACGCTACTTCCGTAGTAGATTCGGTAAGCGTCGGTTCAACCACAGGAGCCGGATCAACTGTTTCATCGACTTTCTTATACAGTTCGAGGAAGGCATTCTTCGTGTCAACGTCAAAACGATTAAGGCAAAGTTCAATTGCCTTCATCTTATTTTCACCAAAGATGGCATACGCTTCACAAATGTGAACGAGACGACGGGTTGAGATAATCTCTGACAATGCACCTTCATAGAAGGACTTGCGGATAACGTCAGCCCAAGTGACCATCTTGTCAACAAAGTCGGAGTTGGAAATACCCGAAGCATTTAGAACATTGTTGAGAATTTTAGTCTCAACTTTAGCAGACGGGTATTCTTGTTCCATTGTAATGGAGAAACGTTCAAGGAACGCTTCATTCATAACATTGGTACCGATGAAACGACCATCGTCAGAACCCTTACCCTTGGTGTTCGCAGTTGCAATAACATTGAAACCAGACTTGGGGTGAACAACACGATTAGTCTTTTTGAGATATACAGACTTACCTTCAAGGACAGGCTGTAGACACATCATCTTATTAGAACCAAGGTCAACTTCGTCTAGCAGAAGAATAGCACCACGAGTCATCGCAGTAATAACAGGACCATCTTGCCAAACAGTTTCACCATTAACGAGACGGAAACCACCGATCAAGTCATCTTCGTCAGTTTCAATAGTGATATTGACACGGACCATTTCACGCTTTTCAGCAGCGCAAATCTGTTCAACCATCATAGTCTTACCATTACCAGAAAGACCGGTGATATAGGTAGGATAAAACTTTTTAGATTTGATGATAGAACGAATGTCGGGGAAATGTCCGAACGGAACATAGCCACTTGCTTTCTCGGGAACAAGCGACATTTCAGCAGAACTTGAAACTACAGAAGGAGCAACCATAGCAATCGTAGTGGACGGATCCATAGCAACCGCAGCAACGGGTTCGACAACTTTACTAACAACTTTTTTCATAGCTTTACTTGCACCAATCATAGGAAGTTTATAAAGACCACGACCCGCACGAAACTCAGGGTCATTAAAAAGCC